GAAGACACTTGAAGGGGTGCCCGACCCATCCAGCGGAGTTCCAAGACTAGATAAAATAAAACCAGAGGCAGATACCATATTTAAGCCAGAACCATCAAAAGTAATATTAGATTCAGCATTTATGCCAGTAGATGTTCCAGTACTAGTTAATAGCCTATTATCTCCACTATTACTAATAGTTGGTAGTAGTCCACTTACACTAGAATTAAAATCGGTAATATCGCTAGTGGTATGGGTGTGACCACTAACACTAACAATTGTATTATTAACACTTAAAGAGGTAAAATTACCACTAGAGCTTGGAATCCAGTAATCTGTAGCAGAGTTGTATTGTAAAAATTGACCATTAGTTGCCCCACTTACCGAAACGTCATGATTATCATCAAGATGACCATAACTTGTGGGTCTTACAAATAATTTACCTTCGCTCTGGTGACGATTTAATATAATGGCAACGCTAATGCTATGTTTTGGCTCTATTTTAGTTAATTTACCTTCTGCCGTAGGATGAACATAAAGAATATCTCCTTCTGCCCAGACGGGCTCGCCAGAAGCCCATATTTTATTAGTTGCTCCGTTAGCGACATAATCGCCCCTAGTGTCTATATTTCTGATATATCCAAAATGAGTAGTAAATCCATTAACTCCATTGTTAATATTTTCAGTAACAAGACCCATAAATCTCGTTTCTCTTATTGAGCCGTCAGCAGTTTTAGGGGCGACAGTTATTCTTTTACTTCCGCCAGCTACTCCGCTAGCATAAACAGCGGTGCCAGCTATAATGGGCGCTCCGGTTTCATTTCTTACTCTATAGTGTAATTCACTGCCAAGATACATATCATATGTATTACTTAACGCTAATGCTAAAGATCCTTCGCTGCTATTCCAGGCTAATTGTCTATCTGAAAGATTGAGGTCGCCAATATTATTAAAAGTTATGCTATTTAAAGTACCGCTATTAACAACCAAGTTGCCACTAACACTAAGCAAACTTCCATCAAACGTAAGGTTGTTCTCGGCATTTATTCCATTGCTAGTTCCGGTACTTGTTAATATTCTATTGTCTCCACTATTCGCAACCGTGGGTAATAATCCACTAACACTACTATTAAAATCCGTAATATTGGACGAGGTATGGGTGTGTCCAACAACGCTATAATTGCCACTGGGCTGCAAACCAGTAGTACTAATAGTATAAATATTATTATTCAAACTACTAGTAATATATGTTGAACCACTAACACTAGGAAGTAATCCGCTTACGCTACTATTAAAATCAGTAATGTTGCTGCTGGTGTGAGTGTGACTTGATGCTGCCTTGCCGTCTAAAGCACTTTGCTGTGCTGTACTAACGGGCTTGTTAGCGTCACTAGTGTTGTCAACATTGTCTAGGCCAACCATACTTTTGGTTATTCCGCCAACGGTACCGGTAAATGTTGGACTGTCAAGAGGGGCTTTACTATTTAAAATTGATGTTCCATTACTAGCTAAAATATCACCACTAGCTGGTAGTGTTAAATTACCATCTTCTTTAAATTTCCAAGTTTTGTCAGCAACCTTGAGATCAAATTCAACGTATTGACTTATGGTGTAAACATTGCCGCCGCCCGAAGGAAATTCTGAACCATCTGGCAATGGAGTACTCCCGCTACCAATTCTTAAAATTAAAGAAACTCCACCATTGTCCTGTGCTGCCGTTATCTGTTTCCATCCAACCAATCCCGGACCTTTGATATACCATGATCCACCTATGCTTAATATCAGACGTAGTATTGGATTATCAGCATATAAAAATGATGCCGCTTGTGGAATGTAATTAGTGACCGTATTAGTAGAGGTAAAACAATAGCCCTTTAAGGTATTCTCGGGAAGTATTGTACTGCCATCTATGCCAAATGTCCATAGATTGCTAGTGGTTGCATTTTTAGTTTCAATTAATAATTCTGTGGAATTTGTTACAGCTATGGCACCTGTGCGAGATTCTCCAGAGGGCTTATTGATATTGGTGTCATTAACCTGTAGAGATGTGAATTTTCCAGTAGATGGTATTTGATCTCCTATTTTAGTATTATCAATAGAACCACTATTAATAATAATCGGAGTTTCTATTATTAGATTATTACCACTTGGAGTAATATAGTCACCTAGAATAGAATTTTTATAATTATAGCTCATTAGTATTTACTCTTATATAGTTGTAGTTGTTTGAATTTCTTTTAAGTAATTAGGGAGTTACGATAGACCCTAACATGACCGCTATTTTCCCCGTTTCCATCATTTAGGTATGCGCCGATAGCAAGAACGTTACCATCACTACTAAGACTAACGTCACGTCCGCTATAATCATTAGCAGCTTCACCGTCTATATCTCCTCCTCGCTGAATCCAACTTGAGCCATTCCAAGAGTAAACTCTAACATGGCCGCTGTCAGCTCCGCCACCATCGTTAGTAAACGCCCCGATAGCTAATATATCTCCAGTCGAGTTGAGGCTAACGCTAAATGCGCTACCATCACCAGCAGCTTCACCGTCTATATCTCCTCCTCGCTGAATCCAACTTGAGCCATTCCAAGAGTAAACTCTAACATGGCCGCTGTCGGTTCCACCGCCATCATTACCATATGCTCCGATAGCTAATATATCTCCAGCCGAGTTGAGGCTAACACCACTTCCGCTATAATCATTAGCAGCTTCGCCATCTATATCACCTCCTCGCTGAATCCAACTTGAGCCATTCCAAGAGTAAACTCTAACATGGCCTCTGTAACCACTATTTCCTGGTGCGCCGATAGCTAATATGTTTCCAGTCGAGTTAAGACTAACACCCAATCCGCTATTATCACCAGCAGCTTCACCGTCTATATCACTACCTCGCTGAATCCAACTTGAGCCATTCCAAGAGTAAACTCTAACATGGCCGCTATTGATTCCACTGCCATCATTACCATATGCTCCGATAGCTAATATATCTCCAGCCGAGTTAAGGCTAATCCTATGTCCGCTAGCATCACCAGCAGCTTCGCCATCTATATCACCTCCTCGCTGAATCCAACTTGAACCATTCCAAGAGTAAACTCTAACACGCCCACTGTTGTTTCCATTACTATCATTTAAGTATTCGCCGATAGCAAGAACGCTACCATCACTACTAAGACTAATGCTAAATCCGCTACCATCATCAGCAGCTTCGCCGTCTATATCTCCTCCTCGCTGAATCCAACTTGAGCCATTCCAAGAGTAAACTCTAACATGGCCGCTGTCGGTTCCACCGCCATCATTTAGGGATGCTCCGATAGCAAGAACGCTACCATCGCTACTAAGTCTAACGCTAACTCCGCTATAATCACCAGCAGCTTCGCCATCTATATCACTACCTTGCTGAACCCAAGTGCTTAGGGCAGTTGATATATTAGTTTTAGTGCCTATATAATGACCTTGAATAATATTATTACTCATACATCTTAATAATATCATATGTTCTTCATCAGCAAGCAGAGCAGTAGGGGTGTTGTACCAATTTGAGCCCACTATGTTCCAAGTAATAGTAGCTGGAGTTGTACAATTTATTTGCAATACAACATCTCTACTAATATTAGACAATATTGGCCACCCCGATCCTTTGTTTAAAGAGACAGAAGAGCCATTAATGGTAAGCTTTTGAATCAATTTATTTTTATTATAGTCAATATTCACTGCACCAGAAACTGCTCCTAAATCATAAATTATAGTATCATATACTGTATCTATAAGAGATTGAATATTATTACTAATTGTTGGTGTTATATATTCTATGTACGAACCGCTTGTTGCAGGAGTGGTGAGTGTGACTGTCGTGCCGTTTGTGGCTGTATAATCTATCTCTTCTAATAATTTAACACCATTTTGATATAAAGATAATGAACCAACTACATATCCGCTTGGAATAGTAATATTTGTAGTACTATTATTAGTTATATCAATAGTTCCATTATTTGTTATTGTGGCAATTGTTAATGACTCGTCATTATTGTAATTAAAAGCAATTCCATTACCAGCTATAAAGTTAGTTGTTATTTCTTTTTGACCACTCAATAAATCATTAACATCAATTCCTTTAGTACCAATAAAAATATCTTTACCAGCTTTAAGATCAAGAGCCGTTTGTTGTGCTGTACTAACAGGCTTATTAGCATCGCTTGTATTGTCCACGTTGTCTAGGCCAACATCACTTTTGGTTAGCGTGACTATACCAGTACGTCCCGCCACACTCTGCACAGAAGCAGAAGCAATACTAATTTGACTAAGACTAATTTTTTTAGTAATACCAGACCCAGATGGATCGTCCATAAACAAGAAAACGTCATCACTACTTAAACTTCCGCTACCTTCTGGAAACTCGTTTATTCTTTTAATACCCATCTTAACCCCCCACTATTGTGGTGCCATCAGTAAATTGTATAAAAAGTCCATTATAAAACCGATTTCCGTATTTTTCTTTAATAGTATCGATATCAGGACTATTATTGACATATTCATTATAAATATTAGATTTTCCAGTAAAGGTTGTTCCACCAACATATGAACCATTTTTAATAGGATTTGAATTTATAGCTTTTTTAATATCTGTATAAGGTCTAGCCATGATTTTCTTTCTTTTTAAAATGTGCTATTGGTATAAGACTATACACCCATCAGTTTTTTTCTATTCTATTCTATTCTCTAGAGTCTCTAGAGTTTTGCCCAACATAGCAATTTGAACTTTTAGCTCATTCATAACTTCACTATTTCTTTGAAGAGCATTAGCAAAAGCAGCTTGAGTTTCTTTATTATTATTTAATCTTTCCATGATAAATTGACGATCATGAACATATGGAGATTGTGTTTCTATCATATTTAATACTTCTGCTTTAGTAGTCATATTTTTACCAATTGTTACCCAAAAACCCAACATAGTAACAATAATTCCTACACAAGTAGTAGCAAGATTTTCCCAAAAATGAATGATTGTTTCGCTCATAATTAGTCCAATTTCTCGAAAAGAATTGTTATAGCACTTATTCTAAGTATACACCCATTAAAAGTAAAAAGCTAACGAAACGTTTAAAACATATCGTTAGCTCTTTGGTGTTTGTGAGATAAAAGATCAAAAGTAGATTAGTTAGTTTTTGGCTTATAATTATCTTGAACAGGAACTATTGCCCCAGTCTTGTAAACTAATTGACCGGGAACATTTCTGGTTGGTGTTGCTGCTGAGTCTGTGGCAAGAGTATCAACCGCTACAATAGGATCAGAACTAAACTTACCAGTATAAATATTCCAATTACCAGCACGAATAGCTGTGGTTAATCTTCGTGTTCTTAGCACTTCTAGCTTATGAATACTTCTGACTAATCCAGGAACTGCTGCTCCGCTACGTAAATAAGAATTAGAGACCCCAGATAACGAAGTACTAACTCTTTTAGCAATTGGGCTTTTATTGTCATATTTGAAAGTACCAGCAGACAAGGCTTTATCGGCACTACTATTGTCTACAACTGTCGATCCAAAAACGCCAACATTAGAACCTCCAAGAGCCTGATTAGAAAGAACAGAAGCCGAAACTCCTATATTTTTAGCTGTACCATGATTGTTTTTGGTGGATGCTTTTGTTACTACTCCACCGCTTACTGTTTGCGTTGCCATTATTTTTACTCCTTGTGTAGTGGACAGTTATCTATTACACATTATTATTAATAATAAGCAAAAAATAGAATGACTATATTCAGTTGTCCAGTTTAAGGATGTTTGAGATCAAATCTTTGACACAGAGATATAGAGTTTATCTTGTTGGTTCTGATAGAACTAATATTGCTATTGTTCAGTTTATCAAGATGTTCCTTTGTCCAAATATTACCAGTAAAAATAGTAGATATGTTTGTTTTTTGATTTAGTAATATACTAGCAATAATATTATCATTTATATTATCTAGCATATGTCCTGTTGATGGATATACAGTGTTTAAATTAAACTCTTTTAAGATTTCACAGGCTTTAATCAGGGAGTGATGTGTAAATATTCTGTATTCTAAATAATAGATTAAATCAACCTGTTTATTTTGACAAATCTCAAGATTAGACTTAATATCTTGGCGTATTTTGTCATACTTTCTATTGCTTAAATAATTATTCTGTAAGACTATTTCTATTTTTTGTGCTCCAGCAATTATTGCTTGAGAGATAGCAGAATTTCTACTTTTCGTATCAGATAATCCTAAGGGATAATCTATAGATGTTGAAATAATAATATTTTGATCTTTGACTAAAGTTCGACCAAGCTTTATATAAAAATTAGGTAGAGATATACAATTAACTCGATATTCTTTAGCTAATTCAATATTTTTTTGAACTTCTTCTTCATTAAAATCAAGATCATATAAAGCATATTCTATGTGTTTCATTTTTTAACTATAGTTTTTAAATAATCTATGTGTGGATATTTTTTAGTACCAAGTATACCATCAGCAAAGCCATAATTAACGGTTTCCTCTGCTGTTAAAATCCAATCGCATTTAGTGGCTAATTGAGATACAATATGTTTTTTGGCCATCATACGTTTCCAATTTTTTTCTTTAGCCATACTACTTTGCATACACCTATCAGTAAATATATCTATCATCTTATCACACTCTTGTTCGTTCCATTTAACTGAACTAACAGCAGCCTTACTATGCTCACCATCAATGCTAAATGAGCCATAATGTATAAGAGTGGTTGTATTTGGCATAAGTATTCTTAGGTCCCCTGCTTGTAATAATACGCTACTACAAGATTCAGCTCTAGCATAAGCTAAAATAATAATACGAGACTTAGAATGTTTAATAGCATCGTACATACCTAAGCAATCTTGCCATTCTCCACCAGGTAAGTGCATATGTACTAGAATTGGTTCTAATGAAAGTAGATTAAGATGTCTAATATTCTTTTCAAAATTTACAGCAGAACGATAGTCTAGATTAGCTTCTTCTACATTGTCTAGTGGAGCATGAAGATATATTTCACGATTTTTAATATCTATATTATGATTATGTAGGAGAGTTATGTCTGTTTCTAGGTCTTTATCTTTGGCATTTGACATAATATGTTAATCTAGATAGGAATATATTTGTTTATTAATAGATCTCATTACCACCGAGTCTTGAAAAGCCTTACCAACAGATATTCTGAATCTATATCTAGTAAAAACATCAAAACTTTCAATACCTTCCGTATGCTCCATAATCTCTGCTATAGGTTTTGTAATACTAAAGTTAGTATGTCCTGTCCAAAAATTAAAAATTTTACTTGATGCTGTATTTTCATTATATGGTATAGCTCCAAAAGGAGTTAGTATAATTTTACATCTTACTTCTTTAGCATTTTTAAGAATATCTTCCGTTTTAACATCTTCTTCTTCGTAATCTTCAGTATCATAGTCTTTATTATCTATAGATAGATCCTCTTCTAGATCTGTACCAAAAGGATCTTTCCATTTTTCCCATATGATCTTATGTTTTTGTGTACTCATTGTCGTATATGCCTAGAGAAAACTTCTGATGGTGGAATGTAAGTTCTATTTTGTTTTATCTCTTTTTTGTCTTTACTTTCTTTATCCATCAAAGCCCAAAACATAATAATGTTTTCTATTAAAATCTGATTATTTTCATTTTTAATCTGATCTAATACAATACCGGTAATTTGAGATTTAAGCTTATCACTAGCTGCTATATTCAAAAATTCTGCACACTTTTGAGTATACTCAAACATACTTTTTTTAGCTAAATCATTAGTAGTATCAATAAAAACAGACAGGTCAATCTCTCCATTCTTAGTCAATGATATAATAATATCAACATAAGAATCTTTATGATGAATATCATTTATATCTTTTTTAAGATTTGGACCATCGGGCGTATTGGTATCCTTATTGAAGTAAGACATTAGTTTGTTAATCATAATAAGCTTTTTTGTATAGTTCTGTCTATAATAGAAAATAGGGGGTTGTGAAAAGCATTCTGTGTAAAATCATATTTATTCCAGTAAGTATTTTTACAATTTTTCTGCTCTATCACGATTCCACACAACAAGAATAAACTATTGGCAATATCAAAACTATTATCCTTATTAAGAGTATCAATATATTTTGAGACAAGATCGGATTGAATATCTATGTAAGAAACCAATACCTCTTCAATAAAACGAATCATATTATCGTCAAACATTTTTTTAGCATAATATCTTATCTCATTATGCATCGTCTGTGGATTATGAAGTTCAACCACAGGCAATTCGATTTCATTTTCTTTAGTAGATAAAACATAATTTTGTTTTTTATTTATATCTGCTGTAATAATGCAGTAAACAGTGTATAGTTTCATGATAAGCTTCTAATTTTAGTAATAGCTGTTTTAATGCTTTGTCTAATTGCTTCTCTAGTGACGCCGTACTTTTCGCCAATCTTTTCTAATGTTTGATTTTCAAAATAATACATTCTAATATGGTCTTTCTGCTTATGAGATAAGATCTCTGATCCCAAAATTTCTTGAATTAATTCTTCAGATATTTCTCTATTCTCTTTAGCTATTAATATGTCTATGGGTTCTTGTTGAGTATTATCAGCTATGATATCTGTTAAGGACAAATCATCAAAATCCTTACTACTTATTCCAGACATATTATACGACTTTTTGGTAGAGTGTGCAATCTTATATTTTTTAGTGGTATATGTTTTGATGGCCCATATAGCGCATTGATTTCTATAAGAATACAAAGTCTTATATTTTTTAGCATCCTGGTCCTTTTCATCTCCTTTTTTCCATCTCCAATCACCCATCATAATTGCGTTAGCAACAAAAGCGATAGCATCTTCACTTTTCAACATTTCTTTGGAAAGCCCATTAAAAAATGTTGGCCCTAATTTAGCAATAATTTTTTTTGCTAAGTTTAGGTAAAAATCTAAAGACTCAAAGTTAACTTCTGTGTGGTCCGAATACTGAATCTTCTGTTTTCCAATTGATGGAATTATCATATATTTTCCTTGTAGTGTCCTTAAAACTAAATCAAACTAACTTATTTTTGTGCTTTTTTATAAGCTTCCTTGTCCGGGTAATCCTTATCTCCTTTTTTAGCGGGACGATAATTCTTACCCTCTCTCTGCTTTTTCTTGCGGATATTTTCCCACAAACCGGGCCTTTTGCTCTGTTTGTTGTTATCGGCAGCCTCGGTCACATACATGACAAAATCGTGAATTGTTCTCATATAGTCCTCAGTAATGGCGATTTTACCCTGTAGCCAGCTTTCTGTCAAGTTTTCTGCTATCGATGGATCTTCTAGACTATCTAATATTTTTTGAGCATGACTCATTATTGCTCTTATAGATCCTACATTCATATCATAAAAATCTTTCTTATATTCCATCATTTCCATTTCTGGACTTTCAATTTCCATATCTTCAACTTTCAAAAAATCTCCTTCATTAGCTTTAGCTTTTATGTCTAATTGTTTCTGGGTAGTGGATTGAATTATTTCGTTTTGAATACTATTCATAATTGGTTTTAGTCTATCCATGATTTTTCTCCATTATCGGTGATTGGGTCAGTTAGTAGATTACCATGATTTACATGCCCAATAACGGGCTTTCCATTTCGGGCCTGGACTATCACATCTCATTCTTGCCCTAAAGCTTTTTCTTCTTGCGGGAATATCTTTTTTGATTTCCATGTTTGGGTCACCAAATCGTACAATAACAACTTTTCCGCTCTCGTTCTTGACATAAACAGCAAATTTTTTAGGACCATCAGGAGTTCTAAAAGGTTTATTAAGTGTTACTTTTCTCCCGCCATGCTCTGCGGCTAATGTCCTCTCATCTTCTTCATAAATAATATCAGCCTCTATCTCCCAAACAAATTCGTCCCATTCGTCATTCCAAGAACAATTAGATGCTAATAGACTATCATGTACTTGCTCAATAAGAGACGCTTTATTATTTTGACCTGTTTGAGAGAGACAAACAGCTATCCTTTGTTTAGAGTCAGGATAGTCTTTTTTCATTGATGCGTTACCCATACAACGGGCAACAAAAATATTTTTATCTTCATTTGGTTTTCTGGATGGTATAGGCATTATAATCTTTCCTCAAATAAATTATGATAAATAATATTAGCCGTATTAGCCCAAGTTAATTGTCTGGCTGTTTGTAGACCAGCTTCATTTGTACTAATATGATTATTATACACGAATCGCATATGCTCAACGATTTGTTCCATTTGATTATCTCCTAATTCAGCCCATTTTCCGTAACCATCAAAAAATTTATCATCTACTGCGTCTATTAAACTATCTATATTAATTAGATAACTATTCTCTTTTGTCAAATATTGAGTGTGGGCCGAATAGTTTGTGGCAATAATCGGCTTATTCATAGCCATAACTTCTGGTATCTCATTATTCCATCCTTCTGCTCTGGCTGGAAAAATTCCACAGTCACACATATGAATTAATCTGGCCACATCTTGATGTTTCGGTAATCTGGATAATATTATTATTTTGTCTTTTAAGGGACTATTTTTATATAAATTAATCCATGACATATTTTGTTCTTTAGTTAAAAATGGATTATCATTTAGCATCCATAGCTCTACTTTGTCTTCCTTTGTAAAAGCATTATTAAAAGCCTCCACTAAAAAATCATGTCCTTTTCTAACTTCCCACTTACCTATATTTAAAAAAACATAATTATCATTAGGTTTTTTGACATCTTTCATACTTTCAGAATCGGGATTAAACACATCCAGGTCTACGCCCAATGGAGAAACAGCTATATTTGTTGTTATATTATTATCTAGCAGTACTTGCTTTGCCCACTCAGAAGCAACAAATACAATATCTGTCATATTGGTCATATGAATTTCTATAGGTTTTAATTTATCAATCTCAAAGAATGTCAGTGCTCCGTACTTACCCTTACCTATTCTAGTAGCTAAATCAAATTGATGCCATATTTTTAGAAATATACTATTTGGATCATATTTTTCTTGTTTATTAATATCTATAATACAATTTTTTTGATCTTCTTCCGTATCTACAGAGATCCCTCTCATTGGAAATAGTGTAAGATCTAATCTTTTTCTTAGTTCTTTATAAATATTGTATGATGTAACACCATACCCTGTTAATCCCATTGGACACATCAAATTAAGTTTTTGCATTATCGTAGATCCTATTATGTGTATTATTGACTAAAACAAATGTTGTTTTTTTACCAAAGTCTTTAATTTTATTTGCTCCAATATATGTACAAGCACTTCTTATACCACCAAATATGTCTTGTAAAGTATCTTCTGCTATACCTTTATAGGGAACAGTAACGGTTTTACCTTCTGCTGTTCTATATTTTGCTATTCCGTTATGATGCTTATCCATAGCGTCTTTACTACTCATACCATAATATTGTAATGATACTTTGCGTTTTTCACATGGGAAAGCATACTTTGGATCTATAGGTTGCCAAAACCCTTGTCCTGTAAGATATTCATATTTCCATTCTCCTTCGCATTCATCACAACCAGCAAACATACTACCTAGCATCACAAAGTCACTATTTCCGCCAAAAGCCTTACAAACATCTCCGACTACTTTACATCCACCATCACTACAAATACGACTACCAAGACCATGAGCAGCGTCCGCACACTCCATTACAGCGCTCAATTGGGGGTATCCCACGCCAGTTTTTAATCTAGTAGTACAAACACTGCCAGACCCTATACCAATCTTAACTATATCTACCTGACCATGAATAATCAATTCTTCTGTCATTTCTGGAGTTACTACATTTCCGGCCATAATAATAGAATCCGGAAATAAATTACGAAGTCTATATGCTGTTTTAACGAATTGTTCAGTGTAGCCGTTAGCAACATCCAAACAAATATTTGGAGTTTCAAACTTAAGATTTTTTATTAGATTGAATACATCAATAGCTTTCATAATATCTTTTTCGCTTGTTCCAATAGAATAAAAGGTAAGATTTTTATTAACTATATTAGAGTCTGTATAAAATGAGACATATTCATTTTCTTTATAGTGCTTATGTAAACAGGTTATTGCTCCTCTTTTCCCTGTTTCTTTAGCCATTTGTATAGTGCCAGTAGTATCCATATTGGCCACCATAATTGGAATGCATGCTAATCGTCTTGGAGAATACTTAAAATTAAAAATTCTTGAGATACATACTTCTGACCTACTCTTTAATATTGATCTTTTAGGTCTAATTAATACATCATCAAAATCTAACTTAGTATCATTAATAATTTTTTGCATGTTATTCTTTCAAGTATTTATCTGTGGAATATTTGTTTGTCTCGTTAAATCCTTTTTCATCCACATATATTGTGGGTCCTAGTAATATCCCCTTTCCGTGCATATCGTGTATAAATTTCTTAATAGCCTCATCAATATTTTGAGAGGAAATAATGTACTTAAGATTTCCACAAATAATATAGTATTTACTCATATTTAAACATTAAAGAAATACCATCTCTTATAATGCTCAAAGTTCTCCGAAGAGTCTATATGCGTAAGATAGTCTTTGATTTCTTGCCAAGAAGAAAAAATCATCTGATGAGGGAAAGTACCAAATAACCAGTCTGGGGTATGTTTTTTACCTTGTTCCATGTGAATAATAATGGGCTTTTTTTGTCTATTTGCCCAAAATATTTCTTCTAAAGTTCCACATGGATGAGTGGTAATATCTAGGTTGACTATGAGAAAATCACTAATATCTACTAATCTAAGATCAACGCGACGAATAGTTTTCATCATTTCTGCTAATTCATCATATCTCTCCATGCTTTTCAATTTAGTCTTAATCGTATGAGAGTCTCTATCTTCCATGCCGGTTGTTGTAGGTTTAGTTATTGGATTAAACACTATAATGCCCATTTCTTCTAGAAAAGGAGTAATGTTATCTCTCCAGGTTGCTCCTCTATCGGGCACCCTATCCATAGCTCCTGCTAAATAGACTCTTTGATGATTTAGTCTGTTCATATTTCTTTCATGAATCCTATTTGGTTTAAAACTGATCTCATTGTTTTTGCTCTGTCTGTAAACATTGTTGCATGAAAAAATCTAGAATCTTTTGGGATTTTTCTATGATCATGAATATGCGGATTCCATCTATAGTCTAGTTGTGTCCACGGAATTGTAAATTTATCTGGCAATAATATATTATTTGTTGAAGCATCAATACCTAGTAGATGGAGCATAGCGTTTTGTTCCCACCATCCATCGCTTCGTGCTAGGTTATTATACTGCCATAGTTGATCGAACCAACTCAAACACTTTTTGTCTAGTAGCCATACGCCACAGTTAGGAACACTACCTATAGGAACTTCATGAACAACCATACCAACATGAGAATCTGTCTCTAAATCATCGAATATATCTTTATCGAAATGACAAATAATAACATCTGAATCAATCCATAACACTCTATCGTATGTATTAAAAAGTTGAGTAATAAGTTCTATTTTCCACCAAGAAGGTTCTCTTTCTTTTGTGGTCTCAGAAAAAAAATCTAAAGATGGAATAAATAGATCATAGTTATGTTTATTGGCATAAAGACTAAATGTAGGAGCGGCTAAAGACATCAGCTCTACATGACTACCAAAACCAAATGATGTTAAGACTTTTTTCATTTTGATTTCGGTACATATACAAAAACATTAATGCCAGACCATATATCCGTAATTAAGTTCGATACAAAAGACCAGTCTCCACCAGCTAAACCACAACCAAACTTTGGACAATGTATTTCTATTTTGTCGTGTTCTGTCAAAGATAATTCATTCACAAAATTTCTCACCGATACCATACAATTAACCAATGCTTCATAATTTAATGGTCTAGGATTACTTATTTTATTAATGGTTTTATTTTGTGCTATCATATTTGCAACAATTAAATTTCTACGATACTGTTTGTCCACTCTAGTTGATACAAACTGCACATGGCCTAGTTGGGCTTTTTTCCCCAATAGATGAAAATTTTCTTTCACAACGGGGTATTCGGATCCTACGGCAGAAGCAAAACCAGCACCAAACAGATTAATGTTATTACATACATGAGGGATAATCACTGTAGCCCCTAAATGTCCTGCGAAAACCCTTTGTTCGACAATGTCAAAAATATTATCGTCTGAAATCGCAATATTACCATGTTTTTTATTATATTGTATCATTGTATCACCATTTATCCTTCGGACACTTTTGGTCTTTCCAAGCCAATTTATTCATAAAAATATTTTTATCATTTACATTACATCCACAAAACAAACACTGTTGTTCTTTGCTATCAAATAATTCACAAGAGACACATATCTTATATCTTTCATCTATTAGTTTTTGTCCACTCTTTGGCATCCCTGAGTATATATGTCTAGATAGAGATTTAAGAAATGATATTACTTTATTTTTAAAACTTAGCATTTTTCTGTTTCTTTGATAGGAATAATATTATTGTTAATATCTAAAATATAAATAGGAGATTCTTTAACTATAGAATCATCTTTAAACCATCTAGATGAACCATCTTTAAGAGAATATGCTAGTCTATGATCTTTCTTAAAATCCGTTGTCAACAGATACATCAATTCATTATGCATGAATGTTGATCCATGTTTTAATTCCTCAATATAATGCATTTTAATACTTGTTATCCCAATCTTCCCATAATTCTTCTTCGTGCAAATGTTGTTTTTTTTGCTTAAAAGCTTTTCTGGATTTTGATAAAAATTTTTCTTCTTCGGAAAAAAATACTGGCTTTTTTTGCTTATCGAAAAAACTTTTCTTTCGATTTTCTTTTCTGTCTTTATTATCTGGATCGGTCATTTGAAATCTCTTGCTTACTCCTTATGTTAACGAAAAATTAAAATTTGTCAAGTGGTTTTATTAACTTGACAGTTGCACATAACTCAACTATGTATTATGCAGGTCGGTGGGTATAATATATGTTATTCAAGATCCTTGATTACTTCTTTAATCCAGTCTAAGTGATCGCTGATTCTTGTATGTCCGCTTTGATGTCCATAACGAGAGTCAGGATTCTTACCTGTTGTCATAACACAAGAATGAATTCCTGCAAGTTTGTTTCCTATAAAAAGACCTCCTCCACTATCCCCAGAAGCAATCAAAAATTCTAGAGAGGTTTTCTTGCCGGGTCCAGATGGTGAGCAGACTATCAATCCTCTATCAATTTTATCTATATAATTAGATCCTGCTCTTTTTTTACTATCTGAGATTTTAGCACCAGTAATAAAAGTACCCGTGATACCAAAACCACTCATTGTACATAATTTATTAGTCTCGTCTTTATCCTCGTATAATTCTGGATAAAAATTAAGATCAATATTTTCAGCTAATAATCCTATAGCAATATCGTTATAGCCAAAAACATTATCTTTAAAATCATTATGATAAATAATTTTCTGAATATGAATTTTTTTATCAGCTATGGTAATAGAACAAGACTCACACTCCTTGACAACATGCGCTGCTGTTAGTATAATTCTGGGTTGGACAACTACTCCAGAAGCACAAAAAGAAGTTCCATCCTTGTATTTACCACATATCATTCCTACATAATCAAATTTTTTACCAAATTCAACATAATGAGAATCCGGAATATTTGGGTCTATAGTACCAGCAAAAGAAATACAGAACAAAAAGATTAGAGTAGTAAAACCTAATACTTTTATAATACTCTGCATAGCACACCTCTACATTTATAAAGTTTCTTTAACCTTATTAATATACACCCGACTATAATTAGTTATGTCTTTATTATAGTACTTTAGATGCTATTAGGCAGCCTTTTGATACAGCGTGTAGTGGGTCTCCAGCATGACGAACTACTTTTAATGATAAAGGAAAACTATTCTCTTCAAGTTTTTTAGTAAAAATATCTATATATCCTTTTGCCTGAGAAGTTCCCCCAGCCACAACAACAGTTAATGGATCCTTAAATTTTGGTAAAGATTTATGATTCTTTAAAGCCATGCTTAGTTGCTTGGTGGTATAATCTATCAGCCTATCGTAGTATGCAGATACAGCAGCTAAAACAGGATTTTCTACTGGTTGACCAATAATAAAATCACCACCCTCTTTCTCTGCCTGAACAACACTATCCGGTTCACCAGTTGCTACAGCACTCATTCTATCGATCCAATCTCCAGACTTTGTGGTACTAAAGACCACTGTTGGCTCACCATTAAGCATCACGCAAACATTGGTCATTCCTGCCCCACAGCTAATAGCAATACCAGTATAATCTTCACTCTCTAATTCAGCATAACAAAGAGCTTCTGCTTCATTAATTGCTCTAGCTTCATAGCCACATTCAGCTAAAATAGTCTTTACAACATCTTCATGATAACCAACATCAAAATCTTCATCTTCTTGATCTACTGGTTGTGCTGGTACACAAAATACTAATTTCTCGCCGGGTTCAGATGCTTGTCCGACTACTTCCTTTAAAATAAAAGCCAATATTCTTTTAGCATCTTTTTCTTTGGAAGATACTACTCCCTTGTACATTGGTCTTTTAGCGGTGTCATTACGTTCGATGGCTTTCTCTATAGCGTCCTTCCCAAGGAGAATAAATGAGTTATCAGCGTCTTTAATAAAGACTTTGCCCGTCAACCCCTTTTCAATCATTTTAGTTGCTACGGGCGTTGTGGGCTTGATGACATAAAAAGCATCTCTAAAATCCTTATATTCTACTTTACCATTATTATTTTCGCTAGAAAGTACAATATAACTAGTTCCTACATCCAATCCCTTTGACATTTTTTACCCCTTCATATTTTTGAGCTTATTAATTGATGACTCAATATTCTCTTCGGATTCTTTTTTGTCTCCAAGAGACGAGTATTTCTTTTCTAAGCCTGTAGTTTTAATATCTATCACATATTTAGTATCGTTAATACTAATTTTATCCTCTTTCTTTTCTTGGTCTTTCTCAAAAAAAGACTTCGGCTTAATGCTATATACACCCTTTTCGGTATTAATTCTACCTAGAATATAACCAATTAATGTGCCAAATGCACATAGAATAACTAAAACTATTACTAGCAGTGATGTCTGATCTATATTTATATTCATTCAATCTTGCCTATAACACGACCTTTTTGAGTTCTATGAACAAAACCTTTTCTCATTAGATATGGTTCTATACTATTTTCTATGGTTTCTATAGCAATTCCAGTTAATGAAGAAATTGATTTTAGGCCCAGAGGAGTCATCCTGGACTTCTCCAACACACCAATATACAATCTATCATACACATCCAGACCATATTTATCTATACCTTGAATATTGAAAATATCGTCAACAGAAACATCATTATTATGACAAGATTTATAATTTTTGTACCATTGAAGTCTTGCATTAAGAATACGAGGGGTTCCTTTGCTTCTTTTTGCAATTTCCAAGAGGTCTGCATCGTCTATGACTATCTCTAATTTTTCAGAATTCAATCTTGCTAGTTTAGCAAGATCATTATCGCTATAAAATGATAGGTGTTCTTTGATAGTAAATCTGTCGTAGAATGGCTGACTTAAACTACCTCCGCTTGTTGTTGCTCCCACAAGAGTAAACATAGGAATATCAATAGTCTGTGGTTCATTCTCTACTGTAATACTCAGTACAAAATCTTCCATCACCGGATACAAAAATTCTTCCACAAGCTTAGGAAGTCTGTGTATTTCGTCAATAAACAGAACCGAGCGAGGAGCAATCCCCATTAAATATGGGAGGATATTCTTAGGGCTTCGCAGATTTGCGGCATTTGCCGTATACAGATTAACATTAAGTTCCGTAGCGATAGCACTTGCTATGGTGGTCTTTCCAAGGCCAGGAGGGCCGTCTATTAAAACATGAGGCATCACAGCGCCCGCGTTTTTACAACCGACCACAGACACTCTTAGACGCTCTATAACAGAGTCCTGACCAACGATTTCATCAAACTTAGAAGGCCGGATTACGTTCCTCGTCATTATTATTTTCTCCCAAAGATTCCAAGGTTTGTTTAATTAGCAATATACAATCATTAACAGGATTTTGTCTAAAACTATTCCTGAGCAATTGTTCTGACTCTGACTTAGTAAAACCATAGTCAACCAATGTTATAACACACTTATTCAATACGTCAACCGAAATATCTTCTTTTGGTGCTTTTATAGTAGATAGGCTAACAAAATGTTTCTCCTCGTCTACTGCTATTTTTTTCTGTTTATTCGGTATTTGATATACAATCTTTAGGCGAAGTATTTGTTTTGGCTTAAAGATAAAACCACAATCACATACCACCTTAAAGTTTTTTGTTTGTGTTTCCTTGAGAGATAACCAGTGAGTATAACCACATCTAGGATTTTTGCACAAATATCTGAAATGAGCATCGTATTCAGTCGGTTTCTGGTTTATCATAGTATTTTAAATGGTCTGGTACATAAAAGAGGAAATCGTTTGATTCACTATCATAAGCTGTTTCTATCAATCCCTTATTAACTAGTACTTGCAAGAGATTACTAACCATTCTTTCGTTAAAAGAATTTATCATATCGGTAAATGTTTTATCCGAAATTATATATCTAGTATCATTTGTTTTTTTATTAACTTGCTTACGAACTATAGATTTTGCTATGATCTCACATTCATTATAAGAAAGTATCTTATCTATTTCTGTTTGTTCATCGACTGTTAATTCAGTGTATGTTCTATTGTCATCTTCTTCTGATTTTGATCCGAAACTATTAAACACTAATAGTCTTGAGGTATCAATAAACTCTTCAAAATCACTAATAATATACCAGTCTGACATAGTTGTTCCTTTAGTTTAAGATATCAAACAAACCCCTATAATATATAGGCTGTTGTAAAAAATGTTTAGCGTTTGCTTCTAAATGCTTTCTATAACTAATATTTATAGAGTCTACTATAAAATATTTATTTTTCCATACTGCTTGACCAGCATAGTTACTCCCCAAATACTGAAAGGTATTACCCTTGTCAGTATTGGAGATATAACTATTCACAGGAATCGACTTCGATGGAAAACCATAAGCATACCACACATTTGGTGAAATCTCAACAGCTTCATTTAACGCATCATATAGCCATTTGCCCCAAGCATCCCACGATTCAGGATCAAACTTGAAATAATGTTTATGCTGACTCTCTAAATTGTCCTGACTATCATCGTCATCGTAGTTGTCATTTTCATAATCTTCGTGCATATTTCACCCGATACAAAACTTGTCACTAATCTGATTTGCCAAGTCTCTGGCAGCACCAGAAAGGAATCGGTTGTTACTGAAATACAACGCTGTAGACGCTTGGTTGAGGTACTCGACCACCGTTTTTAAAAGTTTGGCCTGTGACTCACTCAAATCTAAACCGCTATTGCCAGCATGAGAAGGTAGTGCTGGCGAAGGATCACCATAAGTCTTCTCATAATTATTGCCAAAAGACTTATTGCACTTATAATCAACATACTTATTAGGATCTTCTTTATTAAGGCTGTAAGTCTTACCAAAGTCTCCCCACGCATTATCTTTAGTATTCTTTTGACAACAACTATCAGAGACACTATTAGTATAGACTGTTTTTTGACTATTAAGTTCATTCAGAATCTTTGTGGCAGCATCAAAACTTACTGGAAGTCCATTATTATCAGACTTCTTATAAGTTTCACGCCACTTATCAAACCAAGCATCACTAGTAGCATTAGGAACAATATTTACTGTTGCTGGTTGACCAGTTAATGCAGCTATTAAATCTTGAACATTAACGATCTGACCAGTTGAACCTTGAAGAACAGTAGAGTAGTAAGAAGCTTTCTTCTCCCAGCACTTACGCCACCAAGTATAAGGAACTCGATAAATCTGATTAGTCTTGATGGCTCGTGCATCTCCTCCAAAGTAATTTACCAACTTCTTCTGAAGACCATTCCAATTTTGTTTATTGATGTGTCTGCTATTTTTATCCAAAATCCAATAAACCTGATAACCATTACGGGTATCAACAACCCAACTAGGAGTTACCGAAAAACTATTGATCTTATCAAGAGTAGCCTGCTTAAACCTCATAACCTCTTTTGAGGAAAGATAGTTACCAGTAGAATCTCGCCCAGCATCAATATCAACAAAGCAGGAGCGGAACTCATTAATAGCATATTGCTTTCGTCCACCGTTCACATAAAAGTAAACATCTGAACTATTATTTAGATTAGCATGAACCGCTAGAGTTAGATCAGCAGTATGAGACATAGTACTGATTTTTTTACGAGGATCTCCATTGTAACAATAAATATTTTGCTCGCCACCAAAAGAGTGGATAAACTTTCCTCTCATTTCGCAGTCCCGTTGATTAAAAGCTTGATTAGTTTTATTATCGTAGGGATTAAAACCAAGTTCCATCTTAAACATATTTCACCATTAATTTTAAATAATCTCAAACCATATCGGGATAGTAACCTTTACTATCATTAGCGATATAAAATAGCGGGAGGGAATCGAACCCTCTCAAATAGCGTATGAATCATTCGATACTAGAGGCTATTATCTTAGTCGCCAGACTCCACTAATTCTTTTAATCAACAAGGATGCGAATTATCGTAATCATCCAGGATACGAATTGTCGTAATCATCCTCGTCCTCAAAATCCTCATCTTCATCTTCATCTTCAAACTGATCCCAATAGCTTTCATCATAATCATTCAGATAATCGTCCTCATCATCTTCGTAATCATCTTGACTAAAATCAGCCTTATAAAGAGGCTTGAGCAATTCGCCCTCATATTCACCAACTACTTCGTAGCGACAAGTGCGAAGTTTTTCATGGTTGCAATCGCTAGGAACACTAACAACATCCTTGGGATTAATCTTGACGATCACAATCTTATCCCCAGCATCCAGATTTCCATAACTAGCAACATAATTCAATGCTCCAGCATGAAGTCCATCTGAACAACCACGACTACGATCATCGTCTACCTTTGCTCGTTGCATTTGGCAGACCTTGCCGACACTATTATCAAAAACTCCCCTATACTTATCCTTAAAGTCTGAACGAACAGCCTTATAAGCAAGGAAATAACCATCCTCAGTAATAGGTAGATGCTCATGCTCCAAGAAATCATACAGTTCCTTTTGACTCTGCATACTTGGATTTTCCATGAGATTATTCAGGAAATTAACAAGGGGCTGGAACGGCAATCCCTTGCTCATAAACTCCAGAATACGCTTACTAATACTACCATGAACTTGCTCACCCTCATAAAGAACCTGTCCATTCTTGATCTCTACAAGACCATCACTGAAAGTAGCAACAGCCTTTTGAACATCAACAACTTCCAACAGTTCCTCTGCTGTAGCAGAGGGAAGTTTTTCCAGAATCAACTTATAGTTGATATGATCCGGCAACACTTGATAACTCTGGTTATTAAGAACCAGCGTCAAATTACCATCAACAAACATAAATGGAACAGCCATAATCCGAACTCCTAGTTTATAGTTACGATACCCGTGATACTGTCATTTTACACTAATCGGCAAGCTTGTCAAGGGGTCTTGAATAATTTCTGACTACTTGATCAAACTACTCAACTGAATCTTAAACAGATCAATATTTTCCTGGCTCATCTGTTCAATCCAATCCTTACTCTGATTTCCATAGTATGAGTGATTTTCAATAATAGGATTCTGATTAGACTTTAGATCTCTCAGATCACCAACAACTTGATGAGTCCCCATAATATATTTCAGCATAGGATTCTTATCTACTTCAGCCTTAATTTTTTCCCTAATCTCAGAGATTTTCCATGTCTTGATATCCTGGGTAGAAGTCCCACGGATAATTTTAAGATAGCTCTCTATCTTATCGGCTTGACCATTATACAAATTGTGAGAAATCATTCTTGTCAAAGTGTTATAAGCCAAGTTAGCATTACGAATCTCTTTACCATCAACATCTTCTATCCCAGCCTCTTTCATAAGCTTAGAGATATGAGACAGATACTCTGTTTGGTTGAACTTGCTAATATTGTAAGGACTAATATGAACAGTATTAGCGAAAAACTCTGTGAGTATTGTTTTATTCAAGCAGTCCACAAGAGTCTTGTTGTTAATAAACTTATCATAATCCAAGCCAAAGATATTTAGAATATGAAACATAAACTGCTTATCAGTTGTCCCGTAGTTATAATACCTGTAGCCCTTCTTCTTCTCTTCTTCGTTAAAGTCTTTCTTGCAATATTCAACAAACTTGTTAATGGAAGAAAGGTTCTTGAAGTGCTTATGTGCTACAACTTTAAGTTGACGCTTCAAAAACTCATTAAAGTTAACAAGATTGTATCCATCTTTCTCAAGCTTTTTGAGGAAAGCTGTTTTAATAGCATAAATCTTGCTGTCTCCAACCAAGTCTTTGACTATGCTCTTGAGTGTTTGATCCCCAAGAGTAATTGCAATATCATTAATCTGTGGATAACCAGAATGATCCTCAGTCTTATATCGAAGCATAGGAACGTACACGATCTCATCCTGTTCCAGAAAATCTTCTAGTTGTTTTTCTGAAAGAATTCTCAGACGAGTAGCGTCGTTATAGGGATTAGTAATCTGCTTACTATCCTCATTATAACCGTGGATAAAAAATACGTCTTGGTCGCTGACGCTACCATTAGAATTTCTACTATAAGACTTTCTTGGGCCAGAACTTTGTGTCAGATGCTTGTAGTCTGAAACCTTGAGTAGATTTTCAGCCCCAACATCTTCGACTAGTTGATCAAAACCTTCTCCGCTCTTTGTATGATCTTTAGTGTCGATCAAAAGATATGCAAAGCAATCATTTGCATTACAGTACCTTGTAATAATTTTCTTGGCAGTTTCTTCACCCTTAACGTCGCAGATAAAGAAAGTCATATTACCCTTCTTCTTCTGGTTATTCCAATA